TACCATCCAAAGATGATTTTGATGCAAAACTCTGAACCTCATATCGAAGTGTATCAATATTACCCTTTAAAGATGCATTAAGCAACATGTATTCACAATCAAGCTCATTCATCAATGCAAGTGCAACAGTGGTTTTACCCAATCCCGATGGACCAGCTAAAATTAAATTATCTGAAATATATCCAATATTAACATACTCCATGAAAATCTTTTTGATTTTGAATGGTAAAATACAATCTTCTACCTTTGTTGGTCTATATTTTTCTACCCAAATTACATGATCAGTCATATGTACTCTTCCCGTTTGGCGACACCCAATATGTGATTTCATCCGCATTAAATTTCGTAATGCCTTTAAAACATAATTCAACATCATAATTATTTTTAATAAACATCAAATCATCAAGATTGAAAATCATATTAAATGTTCGGTCTGTCTCACCAACATTAATTTTGAGGTTATCATTATCCTTCTGATTTTTGGGTAAATTTGAATTGTATGTAGATAGGAATATATTACTCCCATCTCCTATAAATGAAATATTAGGCATTCCAAGAATAGCTGCAGATTTTGACACAGTTGACAAATCATTTTCTTCTAATTTAAATGACACATCAACACTTGGAAGCTTATAATCTTTTTCGTAGCTTGGATGTGAAATATGCTCTTTTGGTGTTGACCTAAAAACAGCCTTCATCCTGCTATCTGAAATACGTAATACATTACCCTCAAATTCCAACTCTGGTTGTTTAAACAACTTAAGTAATGTGAGTAACTTCTTAACTTCATAGATTCCAAAATCTACTGGAAAATCATCTTCAAGAACTGCCTTTGCAGTCGGTGAAGATGATAACGCTGGTTTCACTTTAACAACATTTCCAGCTTCAATAAAAATAGAGTTATTGATGGTTGAAAATGAAGAAAGTATCGCTATAGTATTATCACTTAGTTTCATAACTTCTCCTTTAGGTATTCATTATATCATAGTATATATAAAGTATACATTGTTTTATAGATGCATCACAAATTTATGTTTGTGATATGATCCAACACGTTTCATTCCTAGAGATATCATTTCAGCAACGGTTCTATTTTTAGTAGCTTTTGCAGAAGTTTGTTTACCTTCACCATTAACCCATTTAACATAAGGTCCGGTCCTACCAACATAAACCCAATTCGTTGCTTTATAAATCATACCCTTATGATTTTGACTTTCATCAGCATAAGTAACTAAAGTTTTGAATCTTCCGTCCTTTTTTATTAATTTAATCGAAGATGCTATTAGGAATGATGCTCCATTAGTTGGTACAGTCGGATGAATTGCCAGTCTAGTGAGTGAAAGAACTTTTTTCCAATCTTCGCGATTCACACTTTCACAAGCAACCCTTGTTGGTGGCAACCACATAGCAACACCTAACAATTCTTCTTCACCCTTTTTGAAAAGACCATGACCATAAACCTGCGTATTTGAACATCCTTTAGCATAATGGTGTTCAATTATGAAAGATTTTCCAATAGAATGTTTTATCGAACGAACTTCATAATCAGAAGCTTTGAATTTTATAGATTTAATCATAGCTTCACTTCTCCTTTAGGTATTCATTATATCATAGTATATATAAAAATACACAAGTATTATTTTTTTGGAACCTTATCCCTATCAATATTAATGGATTCACCAATAGCAGCGATATGTGGTAGGCTACCCTTGAAAATATAACTACCCGTATGTTGTAACTGAATCCAAGGACATAACCAAGTTTTCAACCCTGCCTCCCTAGATTTTTGACAGAACCAATAATCTTCAGATAAATATCTTTTGGATTTTGGATCAATTTCACAGTGAAAGAATGTATGGATTTCAGTACTTCCATCGAAATTCTTTGTACGTGGATGATCGGGTTTATATGAGTATTCTGGAAATACTTCTTTGAATTTATTGAATGATTCTCTACGAACCATCATAAACCCTGTTCCAGCCTCTAACACTTCAACTGGTTTACTCAAATCAATGTTACCGGGTTTTACAACCGAAAAGACATAATCACCAACAAAGTTTTCCAATTCATTTGGGTCTTTATCAGCAAACCCCTTATCAACTGCAGTTTTGATCTTCTCCCATGCAATACACTTCTTTGGGTATGGTGCAGTTAATATATCATATTTTTCCGTCAACTGTAAATGCCACATTGCTAAAATGTCCTTGGCATTAAATCCAATATCAGCATCAATAAACATGAAAGTATCACACTCAGAACGCAAAAACTCATCAACACAATAATTTCTAGCTCTTTGAATCAAACTCTCATTAAAGAGGAAATACGTCTGTAGTTTGATACCATTTTGAGCACAAATTCCAGTTAGGTCCATAAGCGCACGTGCTGTTGATCCATTACACATTCCACCAAACATTGGCACTGCAACAAATAATCCACTTTTTTTAAGTCCGTCTAAATCTATCTTAAATTCCATTTTATTCCTTTACTGTTGATATACGGTAAATCTATTACCTGAATCTTGTTCATATTCCTTAATGATCATTTCAACCACACTCCAACGTGCACCACCTAAACCACACCCAATAAGGGATATAGCAATTTCTTCATTTCTTAGACCAGTATCGCGTAAAGCATCATCTATAGCGTCATAACTTGCATACCTAGTTCCATCAGTTCCATAACCGTATTGTGTTATTAAATTCAAAATTACCTTTGAATTTTCCCATGATTTGCCATCATCTATAAGAGCAGATTGACACAAACCAAGTGGGTTTTTACCTAATCTATCACATTCTTTGATAAATTTTTTATATGATTTAAATGCTTCTGGGAATTTATTTTTGATTGCTAATGCTACACCAGAACCCATAACACCATGTGAATTACAACCATGTGCAATATATTTTTCTGTTGCTTCAGTTAAATCACCCGTCTTGTAACGCATCATATTCCTCCTCTAAAAATTGAGCAAAATCACCCGGCTCACTTCTATCATCTTCCAAGACACCCAAACGTTTTGCATCTAGTACAATTGCACAACATGCCATAGCATGTGCTAAATGATGTACCTTTGAATCTTCTGCTAATTCTTCACCATCAGCCCATGAAAGTAAATGGCGCATTGCAGCATTTATATAAATTGATGAAATTACATTTGATTTGCGCCAATTCATTTGACCATATTTGTCAGAACCGTTGTCCATAGCTTGCGCTAAGTAAATATATGCAGATGGTGGAACATTTGCAAATCCTCTTTTTTTACTTGCAATATTCAATTTCGGGTTTGTAGTGAGTGGGGATTTAGGAATCGTTTTATCACCATATTTCTTAAATTCTTCAGAATCCATTCGCTCTAAACGTTTATTAATAGCACTTGCTATATCAAAATCTGTCATTAATCACCTTTCATTATCTATATGTTACTATATATTTATAGTATTTTCTAACATGCTCCACCACGATTTGCATTTAAACCATATGGATATAAGGTATTTCTATTTTCAATTTCTTCTATTTCTAATTTTCTAAGCTCTTCAAAATCATCACAAGTATGTAAAATATACACCTTGCAGTCTGATAAACCATTATTCTTAATTGCTTTATATAACGGGTAGTGTTGTCTCTTATTTACATCACCAATATGATTTTTCATTCTTTTATATATGTCTGTTGTTAGACCTATATAAAATTTATTCTCTATTTCTATCATATAAATACATGAAATACCCTGTAGATTTTCATGTAGACTAATTCGCCAATCTTTAAATTGTTGTATTGTAAGCATTATATGATAATCTCATCCATTCATCATAAAAATCTCTTAATTTAATCCACTCAATACGATTTGTATAATCCTTGGATTTATCCCAAACAAACCATGAATAAGACACCATTCCACCGATTTGCTTATTCTTTAAATCATGTTCAAATTCACAATTCATTCTATCGGATAAAATATAAACTGCTGTAGGTGGATTAGATTTGAATAACTCATTCCTACCAACACTTTCAAGAAATGTAGTCCTTAGAACCATGGCAGTAAAATTACACTTACTTATAGTTTTATTTATCAGTTTTTGTGGTATATCATCTTTGTATGGTGGGTTTGTGATTACACCATCATATAAAGAATAATCATGATCCAAACAATCATAGGATGTGCTAATATCTACCAATGTATTATCATATTCAAATAAATCAAATGACCATACATTATGACCATTTAATTGCAATTCCTTAGACATATAACCCATACCAGCACAAGGTTCAATGATATTCTCTGGTGGTTCATGTGTCTTAATTAAAGCAAATGTTGCCAATGGCGGAGTAGAATATAAATCATTAACTCTTCTTGTTTTTGATTTTTTATTGACTTTACTATATACATCTGAAAGAGTTGTTGACTTCATGTTGCACCACAATAAAAACAAGTTGTAGATGTTTGTGATTGTATAATATGACCAACTCGATAACAAAGTTCTTCATTGGTTAAAATATCAAAACATTCCCAATTAATACCTTTAATTTTATTAACAAGAAAGTCAATTACATCTTCATGAGATAATATATTATCAGATGTCCCACTTTCAATATTAAAAGCTAGATCATCAAATACAGCTCTCATTAACAACGTTTCTCTTCTTAACATTTCAATACCATCCATTTTCTTTGCATCATAAATTGATTTATTTTTCTTCTATACGTAAGTGATTAACTATTTCCATTATAAGAGTAGATATATAACCCAATCGTATCATATCCTCAATCACGCTAATAACCATATCAGCATCTTCTACAGGCATACCACCATTTACAGATGTGCGTAGATAACCCTTGACATAATCCATAAACTGTTCATTCAACATACTTTTAGATGTAGTATTTGTAGAAACCCAAGCATCTATTAGACTTTGATAATCTAATATCTGTTCTTTCAATGATTCTATGGTGTCAACACTTTCTTGTTTTACTTTATCTGTCATAATATATCCTGTTTATCCGCCCACAATTCCATAACATCAGCAATGCGATCAAGTGCAGTGAATGCCCGTTTCATTTGATCGTGCATTTCTTCATCTTCTTTATTCGCATTTCGATGTTTTTCTTCAGTGGCTACATAATCTTGTTCTCGTTTCAGTAGACGTTCAGCCCTCAAACGTCTACGCTCCATATATTTTTCTTTAGGTGTCATTTTCCACACCCAACACTCCATGATTATCATCATGGCTTGGACCAACCCAATCATCTGGTTTAATCAAGTCCGGTAGACCTAATGGATTTGGTCGGCTTTCTTTGATACCAACTGCTTTATTCATGTTTGTCTTATGTACTGCATCCCATGCCTTACCCGCATCAACCAAAAGCAAATCCAATGTTGAAATTGATACAACGTTCATATCTGTTAAAGCATCAACAACTTCTTCAGCATCTTTATTAGCAGCCGCTTCTTTAAGCTCTGTTAATTCCTCTTCTAGAAACTTAACCCTAAATTCAACGAACTTCCACCATTTTTCTACAGTAAAATCCTTTGTTGCATCATGAACACCATAATGATTATGCATTGCTGCAATATCTGCAGCCCAATTTTTACTCATTTATTTCTCCTTTTATTAAATTTCTTAAATTTTCCATTGCTGTATGTAATTTAGGTGTTTCTAAACATCTAATGCTGGTTATTGTAAACACCCTAACTTCACGATCATTGTCAGTTGTTTCTATTTGATCAAAAACATCAAAAAATTCTTTTATTATTTTTTGGCATTCATCTTCTTCCAATCCTTAAACCCCTTGTCTCTATGATATCTATTAGCCCTTGAATAGAAAACAATACCATCCAAATGATCAACCTCATGTTGCATGATCCTTGCAGTCATACCCGTATATTGCTCAGTATGAATATCACCATTTGGATATGCAAATCTTATGCGTATTTTCTCTGGTCTTTTAATTTTCACAATCAGATTTGGATATGAAAGACAACCTTCCTCCATATACACTTGATTACCACTATAGTCTACTATTCGTGGATTGTACATAGCTATTATTGGATTTCCTCTAATAACACATACTTTATGTGGTAAATTTACTTGGTTTGCTGCTAACCCAATACCATTTTTACTAAGCATTAACTCACTTAGGTCTTTAGCAAGTTGTACTGGTTCGATTGGTGGATTATCAAAATCAAAATCATCCATTTTAGTTTGTAAAAGCGTATCATCTAATTCATATGTCATTTATTTTCCTTATATTTACACTTCTTCGTAGTGTGTGAATCCGCTAATTTTTTGTGTTTTAAACGTCACATTGAAGATATCTTTATTTTTTATTTCCTCTGAATGTGATATGAAAATTGTATTCGTGTCTTTAAAACATTTCATTATCTCTTCTAGATTCTCTTTGTTATCATCATCCAGACCATCCAATAACTCATCAATAATCAATACATTGGTTGAAATTGAATTTCTCTTATATGCGATATCCCGGAAGGCCAAGAGTATTGAAAAATCAATTCTTCTTTTCTCACCTTCAGAAAATGAATTGTATGAAAATGCATCCCTATGCCTTGATTTGATAGTTTCATTAAATTCCGCATCCAATTCAAATGATACAAACAAATCAAATTGCTCCAAATATTTATTGATAGATGCATTAAGTAATGGAATATACTTAGAAATTATTACGGTTTTGATACCAGAATCCTTAAGAATATCTTTGCATATTTTCAAATTATTCAGATCAGTTTTAACCTCTTCATATTTTTTATTATATTTTGTAATCTCAGATTTTGCGTTATCCAGTTCAGTAGTTGAGATGTTTTCATTCTCTACGTTTTTAGATAAAATTTCAATTTTATCTTCATCTCTGGAAATTGAATTTTCAGCTATTGAAATAGAGTTATGTATGATTGCAATATTCTTTTTTATATCATCATACTTATCTTCCAAATCAGTGAGTTTGGTTAGAATATCATTAACCTTTTTCTGTTTTTCTTTACTTAATTCTATGCTACTTTCTAGATCGAGAATTACTTTTGTGCTATTTGATTTAATATCAGACTTATGACTTATTTCAATACCCTGTTTACAAACCGGACAGTTATCATTATCATCTAGAAAATTATTTGTTTTAAGTAATAGATTGATTTCAGTATTCAACTCTGTTATCTTTTTGGTATACATCTTGAGTTTTGATTGTATATCCGTATGTGTTGCAGGAAATTTATCAATTTTACTTTTAATTTTATCTTTAATTTTAGTAAGTTTAGCTACTTCTACTTCATGTTCAGCAATCTCTTGTTTCTTATTCTTTATGTTTTCTTCTATATTTGAAAAATCCTTAGATGAATCTTGACGTTTTATAACATCTTCTAGAGTTCTAATCGTTGATTTAAGGACTTCAACTTGAGTATTAATTTTGGATAAATCTCTTTTTACCTCATCCATATTATTTGTGATAATTGAACCCATCGTGCTGAAAATATGCAGATCAAGTAATTCTTCAATTACATCTCTTCTATTAACTGGAGTCAATTTCATAAATGGTGTGAATGATGCAGACCCCAAAACGATAATCTGTGAAAATGTTTTGAAATTCATCTTAAGAATATCCTTTTCAAGATACTTTTGATATTCTCTTACATCAGCTTTTTGCTCTATAAGTTCCTTGTTTTTATAAATCTCAAAAACATTGGGACCAATACCACGTCTGATAACATAATCATCAAATGCCAATTCAACCAACAAACCCTTTTTGTTGATGCTATTCACAAGTTGCTTTTTATTCAAGTCTCTATAAGCCCTACCAAATAGGGCAAATGTCAACGCATCAATAAGAGTGGATTTACCTTCTCCACTCTTACCAACTATAAGTGTGTTTGGTACTTTATTTAAATTAAATGAGGCAAACGAATTACCAACACTAAAAAAGTTCTTATATCTTATTTTTTTAAATTTAATCATATACTATTAGCTTCCAAATATGCTTTATTCATTAAATCGTATATAGCCTGATGTGGTATATTTTCCAGTTGAAGCACGTAATTTTTAATAATTTCACTGGTGTCTTCAACCTCAATATTTTCTGAATCTACTGTACTAAGGTCCACATTACTATCTTCAATCAATGTAAGATCATAACATACTTTTTCTATTTTATCAACCAAAGAGTTTAAATGTGTTCTATCCTCTATACCATCAGCATATAACTTCACATATCGATTTTCAACCAAGGTTAAATCAATATCAACATTCTCTTCATATTTCATGATAGTGAACATGGTATAAGGGTTTTCAATGAATTTTAAATCAAGTGTTTTACTATCAAATTCATGAAACCCTTTCTTATCATTAACATCAATCCAAGTGTGTTCAGTCGGAGCGCCCAAATAATGAATATGATCTATTGAATGTTTTGTATGAAAATGTCCAGATAACACCATATCAAATCTTGAAAATATCTTAGGACTCATACCAAAATCTGTTGTTGTTTTTTTATTTAACTTAAAACCCTTAAGCTCCAGATGTGCCATCACTACATTACATTTTGTGGATTTCAAAATATCATATACATCTTCAGCATTATTCTTGTTTATCCATGGGAGTAGAAGTATATTACCCAACTCATAATAGCTATCATAGACTGTGACATTTTTGTAATTTTTCAACACAAGTGCTGGTGCATTTGGAACATTGGATTCTTTGTAGTATACATCATGGTTTCCAAGTAGGATATCAACCTTAATATCCATCGCTTCCAATCTATCGAAAAAATACCTTTTAGCAAGAGCTAGAGTTTGTGTGTCAATTTTCTTACGGGCATGAAAAACATCACCCAAATGAATGATATTCTTTATACCAGATTTCTCTAAATATGGGAAAAAAACTTTGTCATAAAACAACTGAAAATTCTCATGGAATTTCTCAGACTCATTTTTTAATCCAAAATGTTGATCAGTTATCAAGACATACTTCATGTATTTTTCAATACCTTTTCACAATATTCTTTGATTGCAAATACTCTACCCCTTAACTGGAATTTTTCACTTTCCGTAATTCTTGTATTCTTAAGTTTATCTCCAATGTCGAGTACAGGCATTGGAATTAGATGTTCATTAGAAATATTCATATTAATCTCCTTCAAAATTAGCCAATTCATTTTTTACTTTTTTAGGCTTCTTTTCTTTCTTTTTTTCAAATTTCTCAATTAAATCATAATCAAGTATATCGTCATATTTATTTGTTGGTTCATTATTCATATATGATTCATGCTGATGTATTAACAACGATTTGTGTTTTAAATATGATTGTTTCTTTTCGATATTTATAACATTAATAAAAGCATTGAATGCAATTTGTGTAAAATATGCGAAAGGATTTGGATTTTCATGATTTATTTTATATTTTTTATGCATCAAAGCAGCGAGTACAGCCACAGTTGCATCTTCCTTCATTTCATCAATATATGAATAACCAGAAAATTTACCACTACTTGCTAATCTATTAATTATCTGTAATAATGCATTATATACGATCATTGGTGCTTCTTTTTCACCAGATTCGTACCAATCAACTAAATTTTTCTGTAATGTAGGACCATCCACATAATCCCTAGATTTATCCCTGTTTTTTAGTCTTTTTCTTGTTTTTTTAACTAACATTCATCTCCTTTTCGTGATTTTACTATAAATAAACTTATAGGATGTCGCTGTCTCCATGATAATATAAAAGATAGGCTCCAACAAACGTTGATAATGTGAATAAAAATCCTACAAATATGAAATACATCATTTTTTATTCCTTTCTCTATAGACTAATATATACATTTATGTTATGAATGTAAAGCAAAAAATACAAATATACTTAAATATCATGCTGGTGCAGGCAATTAATGAGATGTACATCAAGTCGAATACGAGACGGCTTCCTAAAAATTCTATAGTAAGATATATAGTGGTTCTGAAGGTAGACAAGAACCTTAAAATAAAAGTCTCCAGAGAGTAGTGATACAAACCCTACAAATCACTTAGTTGTTGTATAAGCTAAGATAATGATTGCGCCCGAAAATACTGTAATAAAAAGGACAATTCGCCGGGCCTGCCTTAATCCTTTAAATAGGTTTACATATACAATGCATAAAACAAAAATGCATATTCGCTTGACAGGCGAATTGTATAAAGATTATAATATTTAAATAAAAACAATAAAATCAAATCTATTAAATAAGCTGGTTATTGTGGAACGCAGTGGAACAATAAACACGCTTGTTATTGTGGAACGCAGTGGAACAATAACATTACAACAAAACTATTAAATAAGTATAATATACCAATAAATTCAAAGTATAAATCTAAATCAAATCTGAGCGTAGCGAGGGTTATTGTGGAACGCAGTGGAACAATAACATTACAACAAAACTATTAAATAAGTATAATATACCAATAAATTGTTATATAAGTATGTATAAAGTTTTTATGAAAATATTCATTCCACTACGTTCCATGAATATAATGAAGACCGCAAGCGGTCTTATTATCGTCAATGAATAGTTGATATAGATTCAGATTCAACGTTATCTGTTTGTATTAAATAACTATTAAGTACAGATGTAACTGATTTATCATAACTATTAATGATATTAGTTTTAAATTTATAATAACTCTGAATCATACTTTCAGATGGTTCATATGATACTATAATATGATTGTTTTTAATGTTATACTTACTATCATCACTGCCATCAAATTTACAGAACTTATCAATCATAATCATTGTATCATAACCTTCAGTTAGTGATATATCTACAGCTATTGGAAACTTAATTTTTGAATTAAAAATATTTCTAGATATATGTTCACCTATAATAGTAAGACCATTAATTAGTTTATAACACTTAATATTTGACATTAAATATCCTTTTCTATAATTTCTAGTTCAAATTTTTCCTCTTTGTATCTCTTATAACGTTCAATACAATGATTAAGAGCATAATTGTTATGTTTTTTATATCTTAAATTATCACCAATATCGATGAATATCACTGCTGATTTAATAGCAGATAGTCTTAATCCTCTACCTATCAATTGTAATAGTTTGACTTTAGATTTTAATAAACCAGCTAATATAACTCTGTTGACGTTCTTAATATTTATACCTTCAGCAAATGTACCTATTGAAACAACACCTGTAACATTATTATGAGTATCCATATATTTTTGATATTGTGCTCTCTTTTCGATTGGTACACTACCATCAATATAAAATTTATCACCCTTGATATCATCATAAATTCGTTTACCATGATCAGTATGTACAAAGGCCACAAGTGTATTACCTTTATATTTGTTTATCAAATCTATTAAAACTTTATGTCTTTTTGGGTGCTCTTCAATGAACTTTGTTTCACGAACATACATTTTTTGTGCAACGGATTTGGCTTTTCGTCCACTATCATCATTTTTTAATATAATAGGTGTTGAAATATGTTTACATTCATCCAATGGATAATTGAAAATTAAACCCTTGATCTTAAGTTTGGCTATATCTCCACTTTCCATCAATTCAACCGTATCTGCAACTTTGATAGGTGGTCCAAATAAACCTTCAAGACTAAGTCTTTTTTCTTTGATATCTTGTAGTGTACCAGATGTACCATGTCTGTAAACAATATGCTTACAGGCTTCCATGATTGCTATACATGATTTCGAAGTCCATGCATGAACTTCATCTGCTATTACAACATCATATTTGTGATAAAAATCTGCTGGCATTTTATAGATAGATTGCCATGTTGAAGCAGTTATATCACAAATAACATCCTTTTCTTTACCAGCATATATTTTATGTGATGTAAAGGAATTTCTGTTACAATCGTATTCTTCACAAAAATTATCATCAATTAACTGTTTTACAAGACCAGCTCTATGAACTAATATTAAAACCTTAAGTCCCATTTTTTGATAGAATCTTGCAATACCATATAAGAAATATGATTTACCTGATGCAGTTGGAGATAAAATGATTCCTCTATTTGAATTAATTGATTGTTTAACTGCATCGATCTGATATGTTTTTGGTGTATATGGAGCCTTTAATGTCTCATACATTTTTACTATATCAGCATCATTTAATTCATAGTTGACTTCAGGAAACAAATTATCATCAAGATTGTATGTTATGTCATTATCATCACAGAATTTAATCAAATTTGGAATAAGACCTTTGAGTAACAATTTCGTATTCATATTCAGAAGACGGATTTTACCATCCCAGAACCCACTTTTAAACCTTGGATGCCATCTATAATCTTCAGCAAAAAATGTAAAATGTTCCTGAATAGGTAACAGATCAGCTTTATCACCAATTATCTTACAATGTACTTCATCAACTTGTTTAATTACAATATCTGCATCCATTACTGACATTTTAATATTCTCCCGCTGCAAATTTTTTAGCATCATTTATATTTTTGATGTGGAATGTTCTCTGGTTTAACGACTTGATTATTTCTTGTAATGCAAGTGCTTTTTCTTTTTGAACTGCATATTTTAGGTTGAAATTTATTACATCTTTATCAGCCTTTATATGTCGTTCAATATCACTTTTTAGAATTTTCTTTTGGAATTGAGGCCAACCATGTTCTTTAAGCGTTTCAAAATCTAAATCACCATTGTAGTATTCATTCTTCAAATACAAGATGGTGTTTTTCTCTTCATCCATCTGAGCTAGTTTTAGTCTTTCTCTAATGAATATTTCATAGTATTTTGCATGTAGTCTTATGGTTCTAACGCTTTCTTCTATAGTATCATTCTTATCTATATTCGAATCTTCAGACCACATTTTTATAATATCTTCAATTTTCATCTTTACATCTCCAAAGTTTCACTGTATAGTAATATTTATAGATGCTATATTAGACCATATCGAATGTATCATATTCAAATGTAGCTGTGATTTCAGGATACACAACCTGTTCCTGTTCAATATCAACAATGAATGATGATAGATCGGTAGGCCATGCATCTTTATACGTTATAGTTTGAATGACATTATTTTTAGAAGAGTAGAGGAGAATTTCTATATCTGATTTAATAGGATCAGCATTTTTCCATGAAGATTTTGGTCTTCCGTATTGTTCAAAGTTTTCGGGAAATGCTATGCTTTTCATCCAGTTGAATATTTCTTTGTAATTTTCAAGATTTTCATCAACTCGAAAAGTAACATCCAATGGAGCAAATGTCATATGATCACCTTGCTCTTTTATAGTTGAAAATTGATTTTGTAAAAGAACTGGTGATATACTAATTGATGGTAAGGTTATACCTTTACCAAAAAATTCAACTTTGGGTGCTCTTTTTAAAACCAGAGAGAAGTTTACATTTTCAAGAAAATTTGTATTCATTATCCTATCCTTACACTTTAATTATATTTATCAAGGAAACAAAATGGAAGAAATCATAAGAAGAGTAATGAAAAATAAAAATGTCACAGTTATGGAAGCATTAATTATATACTGTGAATACAACAATTATGAACCAGAAAGTATTGCATCAGCAATTCAAAAATTACAGGGTCTGAAGGCCGAATTATATGAAGAAGCTGAAGGATTGAGGATGGTTGAAAGGTTGAATAGACTACCTAATGACAACAGCTAAGACTCCATTCAAATGTTGGAAGTTTTATATAGCTATGAGACTACATTTGACTAGTGTAAAATATGATTTTATTGAACAGAAAGGCCACACAAAAGGTGGGTATGATTCTTATGAAAAGCGTGATGATAAGCATGTGTTTAATATCATAAGTAAGCGAAATGATCCATTTGGTTTTATATTTGCAAATCTAATAATAGACCCAAAAGCGTTCCCTGATACTTTTAATGATGCTAATTATCATAGATATAAAAAAATCAACAATGCGTTATATTATTACTTTACAAATGACATAAAACAGTTTAAAGATATTAGAGATGCAATAAAAATAATTGATGGTAGTTCTAAAATTTTGAATTTATACTTATCAGGTAGATTGGAATTAGAGACTTTGGTGGTGTTGGAGCATGTATATGCTGTTACATCCTATTGGGAATCGAGAATAAAAGCTAGATTTTTGTTTGATGATTTATTCCTCTTGATAAGGAAATATGATAGTTTTATTGAAATAGATGATAAAAAAGTCATGGAAATAGTGAAAAAATCTATAAATAATAATGATCGTTAAAGGTCATATTAAAACCGACTAAAACTTAACTTAAACCGATTTAAAACAAAGGAAAACAATGTCTGATACATTCGCACAACTACTAAAAAACCGTAAGAAAAACTCCCAAAAAATGGCTAAAAAGATTGAAGAACTTCAAACCAAGAAGTCTTATGATGATGGTCCAGATGAAACTTTTTGGACACTAAGTCACCTTCGGGGTGATGATGGTAATGGTAAGGCAACAATTAGATTGCTTCCACCTAGTATGGGTGATGATGAACCATTTAAAATGTACCTAAGCTATTTTCAAAAAAATAAAAAAACTGGTAAATGGTATGTCCATGCTTCACATCATTCGTATGATAAGGATTTGGATGATCCAGCCTATGATTATAATGGTAAAATCTATGGTAATGAATCATTAACCGATGATGAAAAAAAGAAATTGACAATCCGTAGACAGAAGCATTACGTATGGAATATTCGTGTTATTGATGATCCTGCAGAACCTTCAAATAATGGGAAAGTTTTTAAATTTGATATGGGTCCACAAATCTTCAAGTTGATTATGGATAGAAAGAATACAAATCCACCATTTGATGATGATGAATATGTAAAATGTGATCCTTGGGACGCTATTGAAGGTTGTGATCTAAAAATTAAAATTATCTCTAAAACGGTAGAGAGAATTAAGATGCCTGATTATAGCTCTTCTACTTTTGGCCCAATTAGTCCTATGGCTGATACAGAAGAAGAAATGGAAGCAATTTGGAAACAGCAATATGATTTGAAATATCTTGTCGATCCAGAAAACAAGATGTATAAACCAGTTGCAAAACAGAAGGCCGATTTGGCAGCATGGCTTGGTGAAGAATCTGATGAAGATGATGAGCCAGTTAGAGAAGAAGCCAATAAAACAACTAAAAAAGAAAAGGTAAAGGATAAGGTTAAATCTGAACCTGAACCAGATGAAGATGATGAAGAATCACTCATTGAAGATGATGAAGATGAAGATGATTTCTTCTCAAAATTCAGCAATGATGAAGATGAAGATGATGGGATTCCATATTGATCTATGATTTGAATTAAATTTGAATGGGCGGTTTTTCCGCCCATTTTTACATCAATATAATGAAAGGGTTAAAATGCAAGCTGAATATATAGACCATATGGGAAGTGATTTGACAGTAGTAAATGCTGCTAGAGTTTCATTTAATAAGAAAAGTGAAGTTTTGGATGCTAAGGATGAAAAGCTTATTGATTATCTAGCATCACATGGACATTGGACACCATTTGCTCATGCTGTTATCACTATGCGCGAAACTGTACCAATTTTTGTAGCTCGACAGAGGTTTAAACATACGGTGGGTTGGAGTTATAATGAGGTTTCCAGACGATATGTATCAGACAAACCAGAGTTTTATACACCGCTTAAATGGCGAAGTGCTCCAGTTGGTAGTGTTAAGCAGGGTAGTGGTTTGGATGAAATTACCAGACTAAAATTTGAAATTGTTGACCCTATCTATGGAAAGGGTTTTGGTTATGAAGAATTTGATACATCTATTAGTGATGTATATGAAAATCTATTATTACATGCTGAATTGGTTTATAATGCTATGATTGAAAATAATGTAGCACCTGAACAAGCCAGAATGGTGTTACCACAAAGCATGTACACATCATATCATGTTACTGGTTCTCTATATGCATGGGCTAACGCATATAAACAGAGAAGTGATCCACATGCACAACTTGAAATTCAAGAATTGGCTAAAGATTGGGATAAAGTGATTAGTGAATTGTTTCCATATTCGTGGGATTCACTCAAGAAAAGTTAATTATTAACATGGAGATAAAATGAATATAGAAATAGATTATAGAAATTTCGATATAGAACATATACAAGAAGGTAATTATGTATATTTTTACACATTCATTAGAAGTGCTCAGGTAAAGTTGTCACCTCGTGTTGAATTGGAAACTGGAACTACATTCGAAACTTTTACTAAAAATACAGAAATTATGAAAATTTTAGAAGAAGAATTGGCTTTAAGTATTAAAGATAATATAAGATTTTTAAATAAAGGTCCATTGAGACTCGCATAATTGTTATATTCACTTTACAACGGGTTTAGAATATGATATATTAATCATAAGAGAAACAAAGGAATGAGATTATGAAAGTTGATTGGAAACCAATAAGTGAAGCACCAAAAAATGATGATTACTATACTGGTCCGTGGTTGTTTGGTCGAAATAAATATGATGAATATCGAGTGATTCGATGGACTACAGAATATCCATGCACTGAAGGTTGTTGGATGTATGCATACTCTTATGATCAGGAACTTGACTATAGTGAAATTCAAGAATTTGATCCAGTAGAATTTGATTATCTCCCAGAATAGGTAAGAATATTATGAATTATGCATTTCCAGTAATCACTCATATCGATGAAGTGAAACATCTGCTTGAAGATAGAGATGATTTTCGTCTTTATGAGAAAGATGATTTTGATGTTATTGATTATGTCGTAGCATTTACCGATACGTTTCCACCAGTTACCGATTGGGATACTGCAGTATTGCGTGAATTTCGTGGTCTTATCTTTTACAAGGATGGTTTTATTGCGCGTAGAGCATATCATAAATTTTTCAATGTTGATGAGCGTGAAGAAACAAAATCCATTGATTTGGATAAGAAGCATGTAATTTTGGAAAAATTGGATGGGTCTATGATTGCCCCATTTTCTCTTGATGATGGTTCCATATATTGGGCAACAAAGGTTGGTGCTATTGATTTCCATGATGAGGTTGCTGCATTTGTAACTCCATCTTATGTTGATATGGTATCTGACTGCCTGCCAATGAATCAGCCTATCTTTGAATGGATGGGGCCAAACAACAGAATCGTTATTGGATATGACGTACCACAACTTGTTCTTACTGGTATTCGTAGTAAGAATAGTGGTGAATATATGGCATATAATGAGATGAAAGCATTGGCTGAATATTATGGAGTGCCATGTGTGAAAGCTTATGATGGTACATTTGAGAACATGGAAAAACTCATGACTCATACACGTGGGTTAACTACTGAAGAGGGTTATGTTATTGTTTTTGAAGATGGACATAGATTCAAAATTAAGAGTGATTGGTATTGCCAGCTTCATAAGGTGAAGTCATATTTTGATTATGAAAAGGATGTTGTTAAGCTTATCATGCAAGGTGATATCGATGATTTGATTCCAATGTTGGATGAAAATCAACAATCAAAAGTTAATGTATTTTCTCAAAAATTGAATGATGAATTATATGTTAATTTGTATGTTGGAATATGTTCTGAGGTAGATAGAGTTGAACGTGAAAAATTAGATAAAAAGGGTTTTGCTCTTTCATCTAAAAATGTTCATCATTTTGTTCGATCAGTGATGTTTAAATATTTTGATGATTTTGGTTATATCGTAGACAATATTAATGATATAATCAAAGATGGTGTTATCAACAATACATCATCTGGTAGGAAATGGGTTGACTTCAAGAAAGCAAATGGAATCACCCTTGATTGGTGATTCCATTTCTTAACTAAGGATATACAATGAAATTATCCGTTTACAACTTAGAGAATATGATGTATAAATATAATACGCTTCTATAGTGAAACTGGATATAACACAAATCTTCTAAATTTGAGTTGATGGTTCGAGTCCATCTAGAAGCTCCAATTAAATAAGGATATATTATGAAATTCTTTTTTATGTTTGTCGGTCTACCTGCATCTGGAAAATCATCCGCATTATGGACTATGGTTAAGTCTTTGCTAGATGATGGTGTCCATATGAGTAATATCACTGTTTTGAGTACTGATGCATATATTGAAGATATCGCAAAAAAGTGTGGTAAAACTTATAATGAAATTTTCAAAAACCATATTAAGGATTCAACCAGAATTATGTACGAAGCTCTTGAAAAGGCTTTGGCTGCTGATGTTGAATTTGTATTTTGGGATCAAACCAATCTTACATCTAAGTCACGCAAACAGAAGTTTGATAAAATTAACAAAGATGAATTTGAGACTTATGCAATTGTCTTTGAGAAAGAGAGTCCTACTCTCCTTCATAACAGGATGGTTGAAAATAGACCAGATAAAATTATTGGACTTGATATAATAGAAAGTATGTACAATAATTTTGAAGATGTAACTGAAGATGAAGGTTTTGATAAAATCATCAGAATCAAAAATGGAGAAAAACATGAATAATACTGCAACTGTAGCACATGAACAACTTAAGTCTTTTATTGAACGTGTTGAACATTTGGAAGAAGACAAGAAAACTATTAGTGATGATATCAAGGAAGTATATGGTGAAGCCAAGGCTACCGGATTTGATACAAAGGCAATCAAAAAGATTATTCAAATTCGTAAACTGGATGCTGATGAACGTGCTGAACAAGAAGCAATTCTTGATTTGTATCTTCAGGCAATTGGTATGGCAGATGGTGATGAGGTATAATATGGCATGGATGTATGCATTAGATCATAATGGCACTCCGATTAATCGGAAAGGTGATTCTGGTATGATGAGTCAAGCAATTTTTCGTAATGAAGTTGGAAAGGCTGTTGCAGAAGATAATGCAAAACCCAGAGTTGGGGTTCGTATGAGAGTTGGTAGCATTTATGCTAGAAGTTATAGTGATCAAGATTATTGGACCACTACAGAAATTCAAGAAATTCTACGAGAAGAGGTTATTGATGGTGTTTTAACCATTGAGTTTAGGACACTTAATAGCGTCTATCTTTGGAGAGAAATTTAAAGGAGATACAATTGAAAGTTGTTAATAATAAATTAGTTGCTACTGATTCAACTGAGCATATTGCATATGTTGGAACAGATAAAAGGTCTGGAAAAGTACGTGCAATGGAATATATAGTTATTCATTATACTGCAAGTGCAAATTATGATGCTGATGTTAGAACATTATCTACATCATCTGCACAAGCATCTTGTCAACTTGTATTAAGCCCAGAAGGTGAGATTACCCAAATTGGATATTTGAATGATGCATTGTGGCATGCAGGAAGATCAAAGTGGCGCAATCGAAATGGTTTGAATAAGTATTCTCTTGGAATTGAGGTTACTTGTCCCGGTCCTGTTGAATATATTGGTTCAGAGGGTGGAGTAAGAACATTCAAAACTTGGTATGGTGCAAAACTATATGAAGATGCTGCACCAAAATGGAATTTTGTACAGGCTAAACATAAGAATGGTGGACCAGAAAAATGGTGGGCTGGATTTACTTCTAAACAAATTGAAGTATTATCAGAATTGGTTCCAATTTTAGTTGAACATTACAACATCAAGGAAGTTGTTGGTCATGATGATATTGCACCTTCTAGAAAGATTGATCCGGGTCCATGTTGTCCTGATTCATTGTGGTCAATTTTTGAAGGTCGTATTGATGTAGATGATGAAGAAATTGTCACTACTCCACCAGAATCACATATCAAAAAGACTACTGCTCAAGTATATGGTATTACAGATGATTCGAATTTAAATGTACGTGATGATATTAAAGGTAGAATTATTGGTTCTATACCAGAAGGTACATTAGTAACGATTCTTAAAAATAAATCTGGTTGGGTTTATATGGAAACACCAAATGGACATCGTGGTTGGGTGTTTGGTAAATATTTAGTAGCAGTCTAATTACAATAGTTCTTATATATGGTGTTACACATCTCTTCAAGTTGACCGTTATTTGAAGAGATGTTGCCATTATCTGAAGTTGCTGCCATACCCTTAAGAATTTCCATAAGTGTTATTCTTTGGGTTTGTGTCATATAAAAACCACCAGCTTCATTTGAATTTACTGCATATATTCCCTTATCATCACCACCTTGGATGGTAATATTTTGAGATGGACTTCCAACAATTTTACCTCTGAAATTAATGTGTGTGCCGCTTATTTTGGTATTTTCATTTGGTTTGGTGTTGGAAAAGTTTATGTTTAGGGTAGAAAACCCTCTTCCGTAATCAGTATTATTCATTTAAACTCCTTTTTAATATTTATATGAATATAGGGGTTTACTATCTGTAATAAATAATGTATATTGATACTAATGCAATTAAGAGGAGAAAAATATGTGGATTCTATTTAATCTTGCCCATTTTCAATATACTGAAATTGGATTTTTTACACTTCTATTTCTTGAAAGGATGTTTACATGAAGACGTTTCCATTCGTAATTCCGGGTGATTTTTTCGAAGTTGCAAAATCAGGAAAAATTATTGTTTATCGAGTTGTTGAAAAATTTGGATTTGCTACAGTAGCGAAACCTATAGCATCTTATCCAAAAATTTAATCAGGAGAGGGAATATGAAAAAGAAAAATCCAATTGCATATTCCCTCATCCATAAATGTTACAAATGCAAAGTAATAATTTCGAAGAAAAAGTATAATAGAAAGGGGAAATATATTTGAATATATTATTGGTGGATGTGGATGGAGTTTTACTTAACTGGAAAGATAATTTTGATTTCTGGTTGGAAAATAATATGCATCCAAAAGACGTTGAATTGATCAAGGAATCCAAAGAAAAATTCAATTGTATCTCTTATGCAATGCATGATAGGTATGGTATATCTGAAGCGGAAATGATTTATTATATCAAGGGTTTTAATCAATCAATACATTTTTCGCATTTACTACCAATAAAAAATGCCAGAAAGGCAATGGATAAACTTGTTTCTAATGGTTGGATTATAAGTACTATTTCATCTTATTCAGATGATCCTCTTGTGGATGAATTACGAAAGTCAAATCTAGATAAATTTTTCAAAAAAACTACATTTTATAGACATCATCGTGTTGGATTAAATGAGAGTAAAACATCATTTTTAAAACACTATCGCAATAAATATAAAAAAGAGCATGTTTGTTTTGTTGATGATAAACCAGCACATATTTTGGATGGTATTAAGTGTGATATTGAATCATATCTATTCATTCAACCACATAATAAAGATCACCGCCTAATAAATTCTGGTTATGGAACTGATTGGGAAAACTTTTTAGAAAGGTATAAATGATTATTACAAGAGATGAAGCTATTAAAGCATTTGAAGCAGTTGAATTATATGATACAAAGGTAGATGCTGCAAAGAGTTTGGGTATTACTACAAGTGCTTTATATAGACGAATTAAACACTATCATAAAGACCCTGAAGCCATAATCTATAGAAACGCTAAAGAAAACAGAGTTCCATATGATGATATCAATATGGCTTGGATTAAGAATGATGAAGTATCGATGCTTTGGAAGAAGTCAGATGGTGTTTTATCATATACTGAAATCAGGGATCAATTAATTGAAGAAATGGTGAAATATGCACCTGTATATAAACCAATTTCAAGATCAACATTTTTAGAACAAAATTTACTTATTATTGATGCAGCTGATATCCATGTTGGCAAATTATGTAGGACTTATGAAACGGGGTTTGATGAGTATAATATTGATATTGCTGTTAAGAGAGTTGAAGAAGCGATTGAAGCGTTAGTTGTGCAATCACAATTCTACAATCCAGAAAAAATTGTTTTTGTAATTGGTAATGATGTTCTACATATTGACAATGCTCGCAGGACAACAACATCAGGTACACCACAAGATACAGATGGTCAATGGTGGGATATGTATTTGGCCGCTAAGATGTGTTATATTAAGGCTATTGAACGATTGATACCATTAGCTGATGTACATGTTGTATTTTGCCCATCAAATCATGATTATGTATCTGGTTGGATGTTGGCTGATACTATTTCATCATGGTTTGCTAATAATGGTAATGTTCATTTTGGTGAAGATAACAAGAGCATTTCCATAAACCATAGAAAATATATTGTATATGGGTCAAATCTTATCGGTTTTACACATGGTGATGGAGCTAAAGAAAAAGACATTCCCAATTTGATGCAATATGAAGCAAGGGAAATGTGGGGAAAAACCACACATGCGTACATGTATACTCATCACACACACCATGCTGATAGAAAATTTGTTACAGATACATCTAAACATAGAATTGAAAAAGATCATATTGGAATCACTGTATTATCACCATCAACACATATAAATTCAGATCATGGTGTTTATATTGAAACGGTTAGAAGCCCATCACCACCTGATGGTTGGCATTCTAGAAATGGTTACGTAAATAAGGCAGCAATTGAAGCTTTTATACATCATCATAAAAATGGACAAATAGCTAGATTAACACATTTTTTTTAGGAGTATATAATGTATAGTAGATATGAAGTTTATAAGAATATTGATACAGAAAGAGAATATCAAGAAATGGTAAATAATAATAACGAAATATATAATGAATATCATGAGTTGGTTATGGGTGAAGCAATACTAGCTATTCAAGTTAATTTAGGTAAGGTTCTTGCAAGTTGGTACTCTGATTCACCAAAAAATGATTATCAAATTACGATGGAGCATATTAGAGAAATTGCAGCATTAAGTGTTTATCTTGGTGAAAAATATGGAATGCCACCTAGATAAACTGCATAAATAATGTATGACATGGTATTTAAATGATAATGTATTTACAGAAAATGATATCCCAGATGATGTTTTAGGTTTTGTTTATTGTATAACAAATCTTAAGACATCTCGAAAATATATTGGTAAAAAAATATTCTTCAACACAATCAAAAGACCACCACTAAAAGGTAAAAAACGCAAACGTATTACAAAGGTTAATTCTGATTGGCAGAAATATTATGGCTCCAATGAAGTTCTGAAAGAGGAATTGTTAGTCGGTGATGAATCTGATTATAAAAGAGAGATACTATATCTCTGTAAAAATAAAACCGAAATGGCTTATTTAGAAACAAAAGAACAATTCAACCGGGGTGTGTTATTGAGTGATGATTATTACAATTCTTGGATAAGTGCTAAAATTACCTCAAGAGGTTTAGATGGACTTAAAGTTTAATAAACACTATTCAGAAGATGATGTAGATGGTGAATTATTGTTTTTAGAGGGAGATTGTGGAGTATGTCATAAACCAAATTCTTTGATATTAATGAATGATAAGAAACTGAGAAAATATAAAATTAAATTATACATCAAATGTATATCATGTTTTAGAAAGTTTGAATGCACTGCGGAGTTTTATAATGACTGAGAGTTTTATACTTGCCAATATACTACAAATCAAATCCAAGTTTTATGCGTTATGTTCAATTGAATTGAATATACAGGGTGATCCAGCGTTAGATGAGAAAACATTCAGTAAAATTATGAGAAAATCAAAACAACATAAGGAACTGAATAATATATTCAGTGAATTGTGGAATGAATACAAGAAAAATTTAACCAAATTAGAGGAGATAAAATTTGTCAATTGAAATCTATGGTAAAAATGATTGTCCATATTGCGAATTAGCAAAGCTGGCATGTGAAAATTATGGTATTGGGTATCAATATAAATTGGTTGATACTCCAGAAGCAGTTGAATGGTTGCATGAAAATGTTAATGCACAGATTAAAACCGTTCCAGCTGTAATTTATGATGGAGTTTGGATTGGTGGTCTTGATGAACTAAAAGCGAAAATTAATGAGAGTTATACAATTGAAAATGGAGCGATTAAAAACGTTCTTAATGGTTAATTAAAAGGAGAACGAGAAATGTATACTAGAATTGAAGAGATAACACATGATTTAAAATCAGGTGTGGTTAAGTTTGAATTTGAAAAATCTAATGGTGATCATAGGGTTATGTATGGTAGTCTTCATCCTGCATTTTTACCAGAACGTAAACCAGCCGATCCAACAAAAGTACCCAGAGCTAAATCAAAAAATGAAGATTTGGTAACAGTGTTTGATGTTGAAAGTGATGCATGGCGATCTTTTAACTTCAAGGGTTTGGTTTCTGGTGAAATTTTGTGGATAGAGGATGCAATTTAATGGGTGAATTACAAACACTTTTCACAAATGTAGATGTATTACTACCGGGTGTTACACCAGAAGTAACACTCAATATAACATTGGATAATGTTAGTGATGGAGTCAGAGAAGAAGTTACTAACATGTTAATTGATCATGATAGTTTTTTATGGGATTCTCATGAAAGAGAATTAGAGGATTCTTATCCTATGATGAATAGTTTATTGAAAAATCATTTCTCGAATTTTGCTATTCGATATGCATTTATAGGTGTTGTTGATGACTAAATTTGTTAAAAAACCTGTAGAAATAGAGGCATGGAAATACAACTTTCCTGCCTCTAACTTTCTAAAATCTTGGTTGGGTGCACATATGGGTAGAGAAATGATTGGTGAATTGGAAATTAAAACATTGGAAGATGGTTCCAATCATCAAGTTAAACATATTGCCAGTGATGGAGATTGGATTATTCAAGGTATAAAGGGTGAATATTATCCATGTAAATCAGATATTTTTCACGAAACATATGAAGAAGTAAAATAATAATTTAAATATTCTATAGACAATGTATAATGTATAATGTATAATGT